ACCATTCTACGATGCCAAAACCGACATTCTTTCAGGATATGCAATCAACTTCCAAGTCAACACTCCTTATCTATTTAATACTTGCGTTGTTCCTGTTTAGTGTGTTATTGGCTTTCTTCAACTTGGAGAGACCAATACGCATTGAACGACCAATCAATGTAGAAATGCACGAGCGAATCGTGGAGAGGGAGAAACTTGTAAGAGACACGCTATTGAAACGAATCAACTCATTTGATACTATCTATCTTCAGACCTTCAAACCTTCTGCAGAGGGTCTTAAAAAGGCGATAGGTTTACACATCCACTTGGACACTATATGAAAAAAAACAATGTATTGAGATTGGACAAGAACTGGGAGGAAACAAAGGTTCTGCTCATCTCGGATTTACATTGGGACAATCCCAAATGTGATAGGGATTTACTCAAGAAACACCTTGACCAAGCAGTCAAAGGGAATCACGACATCCTCATCAATGGTGACTTGTTTTGTTTGATGCAAGGTGCATATGATCCACGCAAATCAAAGAGCGACATCCGACCTGAACACAATTCTGCAAATTATTTTGATGCTATTATAAACACCGCAGTTGATTGGTTTGAGCCTTATGCCAAAAACATCAAGTTAATCGCCTACGGAAACCACGAGACCGCTATCCTAAAACGACAAGAGACCGACATCATTGAACGCTTTGTCACTTTGTTAAATTATAAGACCAGTTCGGACATTCAAGTGGGAGGATATGGTGGATGGATTAGGTATCAGTTTTCGGACGGATCCAGTACGCAGTCTTTCAAAATTAAGTATATGCACGGATTTGGTGGTGGTGGTGCGGTCACTCGTGGCACTATCCAGCACAACCGAATGAGTGTGAATGTAGAGGGAGCGGATGCGATTTGGATGGGTCATGTTCACGAGGACTATGAGATGACATACACGGTTGAGGAATTGACTTGCAAAGACACGGTGTTGTTGAGAGACATCTTGATGATTCGGACAAGTGCATACAAGGAAGAATACGGAGATGGATCAAAGGGATGGCATATTGAAAGGGGAGCATCTCCAAAACCTATTGGAGGTCGCTGGTTAATTATGAAACCCTTCCGAGACGAGAAAACAACTCGCAAAATTCACGCCTATACTCATAAAACTTTATGATGAAAGTGCAAATCATAATGGAGCAACGCAATGACTCGTGGCTTGAATCCGTTGGGATTGAGCCTGAAATTGTGCAAATCCTTGAGGATGGGTTTGTAAATGAGCAACACATTGTCGCTGCGTGTGCGTTATTTGAAAACACGCAACTTTATATGACCGGAGGACACATCATTGTCATTGAAGAGAGTTACTATACCTTTGTGAGAAAATGGATGCAATTAACCCAACCCACTACAAACAGGGAGACATAGAGTGCATTGATGCAATTGAGTCAGCAACTATCCGAAAGAAGGGACTCATTGCCGTTTGCACGGCAAATGTCATCAAGTACCTGTGGAGATGCGAAGACAAGAATGGTCTTGAGGATTTATACAAAGCCAAGTGGTATCTTGACAAGCTCATCGCAGAGAAGGAAAAACAAACCAAGAAAAACGCTACTTTATAAAATGAGGATCCTGTTGATTCTGCTACTTCCGTTGACCAGTTATGGGCAAGTCCTTGTTGATACAAACACCATCAAACAAGCAAACCACTATTTGGTCAAGGGAGCAATCGCAAGAGAACAAGTCACGGTTCTTCGCAAGATTGTGACATCCGATTCCATCATAATTGCAGAGCAAGATTCCATCATCGTCAAGGTAAAAACAAACAACGCATATCTGCGTGAGAAGAATGATGCCCTTGTGAGCGAAAATAAAGCCATTTCACGCACTTTATCGCTCTTCAAGCATATCAGTATAGGTCTAACCATTTTAACGCTCGTAGGATGGCTGAAATAGACTTGAGCAAATTGGGTGATTCACTTGACACATTCTTGGGAGAAGGTGGAAATGATGACTTGTTACATCAAATCATTGAGAATTGGTGGAACAATAAGGTCTATCCCGAAATTGCTCGGTCAATGGACGAGAAGAAAATCAATGCCTCATCCGCTTTGAAGCAATCCTTTGTACCGGGAGAGATTATCAAGACACCGACATCCATCAACACCGTCCTTCTTGCTGAAGATTATTGGGAGTTTGTGGAATATGGAAGGAAGCCAACAAGGAATGGTCATACCGAAGGCACTCCATATCTATGGCAGTCCATTCAAGAGTGGATCGCTTTCAAAGGAATCAAACCAACCAACCCTGATATGTCTTATGAGTCACTCGCAAAGGCGATTGCTCGGAAGATTCACCGCAGAGGTACAAAGGCAACACACTTCTTGTCGGATGCGTTTACGGAATCGCGCCAAATGGAGTTGGTAAATGAGTTGAATGCTCGTCTTGGAGACTTGATATTCGCGGTGGATGTGAAAAGTTAATTCACAAAAAGAAAAAAATACTTGCACAATTAGAAAGTTTACTTTACTTTTGCTCTCGTTATGGATTACACGAAAGCAATTGAAGAGATTAAATTGAAACGCAGACAAGGACTATTGCAGTCCGTTGCTCGTAAGGCTGGGGTATCACTTCCAACCGTTCGCAAGTATTTAATTGAGGGAAACATAGTTTCTCCCAGAGCACAAACCGTCATTGAGATTGCATTGAAGGAGGTGAACAATGATTGAGGCAACCGTCAACGGATGGATTCTCACAATCGGTGGGGATAGGTATGTCTATACCGACAAGCAAGTGGATGACTATTTACTCAACAACCACTTTGATGAACTTGAACCATATATGCTGAAGCGTGATGTCTATTTCGGTGGATGCGTTGAGACCAATTTGGTCGGCATTGATGCGGAGAGATTTCATTTCCTTGAACCCGACAAGTTCACGGTGTTATTTATGCTCGGACACAAAACAAATTTCCTATGAATAAAAGCGAATCAATTAAGAACATCGCTGGTGCGTTGGTAAAATTCCAAGCATCGGTTAGCAAGGTAGCAAAGGAGTCCAACAATCCTTTCTTCAAGTCAAAGTATGCGTCATTGGCAAACATCCTGTCAACTATCCAAAAGCCATTGAGCGAATGTGGTTTGGCAATCAGTCAGTTTCCCGATGGCGATGCACTCACAACCATCATCGTTCACTCCGAATCAGGTGAATGGATGGAATCATCCTATGTGATGCCGGTAGTCAAGCAGAACGATCCACAAGCAATGGGTTCTGCAATTACTTACGCAAGGCGTTATGCTCTTGGTTCAATCTTGAACTTGAACATTGACGATGATGATGACGGAGAGAAAGCGATGGGCAGAACATCCGCACCAAAGAAGGACGAACTCACTCCAAAGCATCCAAATTGGGCAAAAGCAATGGAGCATCTCAAGACAGGTGGACTGATGGCTGACATCTTGACAAAGTATGATGTCTCTCCAGTGAATCAAAAACTTTTAATTGGCGAGAAATGAAACATCAACTTCCATCTATTCACGCTAATTTGAATGAAGAGGATTGGCAAGACTTGAGAAGGTCACGCTTCACCGCTTCCGAAATTCACAAACTGATGGGGACTCCGAAATCAAAATCGGAGTTCCTTTCGGAGACGGCAAAGTCCTTTGTGTTTGAAAAGGCTGCGGAGTATCTCACAGGTAATCGGACGGAGATTTATGGTCGTGCATTGGATTGGGGAAAGGAACACGAAAAAGAAGCGTTCCACTACTTCCAGCAACAAAGCGATGACTTCTATACATACTATGGTGCGGAATCCTACACCTTCATCACCTATGGTCTTTGGGGTGGTTACTCTCCTGATGCACTTGGCGATAAGCTCATTGAAATCAAATGTCCTTTTAATTCAGGCAACCACCTTCAAAACTTCTTCATTATCAACAATGAGCAACTCAAATCAAAGCGGACGGAGTATTATTGGCAAATGCAGATGGGAATGATTGCAACCGGGTTAGAAGAGGGGATATTCGTTTCATACGATCCACGAATGCCCGATGGCAAGAAAGTCACAGGAACGCTTATCACTTTGGACGAGGACGCTCAAGAGATAATTGATGAGAAGTTGCACTACGCTGGAGAACTATTTTTGTCAATTACTAAATAAATCGTTCATTCACAAAGTCAATTGTAAAATAATTTTTTATTTGTGAAATAAAAGTTGTTAGTTTGAATTATGGCTTTAGACATTATCTACCCAATCATCCTAACACCTATCACCATTGCGGTGATGTATGGTGTACATTGCATTAAGAAGGCGAACCGTCAAGAGTTGCCTGAAGCAAAACCCTATGAGTTTGAGAAGGACAAGTTCATCCCTGAATTTGATGAGTTCTCAAAAGCAATCTACAACCACAAATTCTATAAAGGAAAAGCAAAATGACAATAACAATACTATTTGGATTGACATTCGTCCTATTGGTTTACAAGGTGTATGCTGATGAAAAGAAGTCGCAAGATTACTTGGAGGAAATTTACCGTCTGCATCGGATAAATACCGAACTGGAAGGTGAATTGTGGCAGAATCGCATTGATTTACAAACCGCCAATAACCAATTGAACTTGGCAAAAATGGATCACGAAAAAACAAAAGCCGAGTTGGAAGACAAAGCGAAAGTTTGGGAGATTCAGTACAACGCTATCAAAAATGAAGGCAATCGTAATTAGAGCAACAATCAACCACATTTGCAAGTGGAGGGTTTACTTTGGTGGTGAGCTTCTCGCCACCTTTGAGAGCGAACAGGATGCACACGACTACGCTAAATTCATCAACGAACAATGAAGAACCTACTTATCATTCTCGTGGTCATCGCAAGTGGAATCCTGTACGGATGGACAATTGTGACCTACCCATTAACCGGTCAGTTTATAGCTGGATTTATCGGAGCATTCGGATTGTTTTTAATCGCTTTG